ATCGATTGGACGGTAGCGTCCTGCATAACTCATCTCCTTTTGTAGAGCTTCTAAAGTTCGATACAGATATGGAGTTAGATCCAATCTTGGGTCCGCAGCCATCGGAAGATCCGGTGCTTGCGGGTGGGGAGTCTGCATCATGCCCCCCACTAACCTGGCGAACTGAGAGTAAGCACCCTGTAATTCGTTCACCATCCTGAAAGGGAACCCAGATAACATCTCGGCCCGTTCCTCATCCGTCTTAGACGGGAAGAGGTATTTCAATGCTTCAATGCTATCAACACCTAATTCTTGCAGATTTCGTACCACGATTGAGTTATTGAGAATATCTTGGGTTGAATCTTCGTAAACAGGACCCATCCAACGCCACAAAATAGTGACATCACCATCTGGAATAAGACCAATAACCTTGGGTGGAATTTGTTGTGTCTCCACGCAAGCCATCATCAATCGTTTGAGCATGTCATTGTATTGCTTCATCGCGTCTTCATAGGCAGCTTCTTCTTCCGGTGAAGCCTCATCTGGTAGATCTACGGGCTTCTCAAGTCCTGCTGCCATTGCAAGTGTAGTCTTGAACAATTGTTCTTCTTGATAAATAATTAGTTCAAGACAACGACAGATGCCGTGGGTGTAAATGGCATTTGCTTTTTTCTTCGATGTCGCGGCAACGCGGCCAAAGAGAGATTTGTATTCAGTTGCGGTAACACCAGCAGAGATGGAAAGCTCATCAACGCCACCAAGAGCAGTGCGAATTTCTTCACGATACTGACGTGCAAAAGCATTTTGGTCGCCAGTGATGGCGTCTGGAACAATGTAGCCAACACGGTCGTTTGGTTCTAAATTTGCAATGACACGTGGTACACGGATCTGACCGTCCATGCCACGACTGACTGGATCAGATTTAAACATCGACCTACTCATCGGTGATGGGCTTGTGAATCCAGAGTTTGCTGCGATTGATGGACGCTGAATTGTGGTGTCACCACCGGCTTCCATCAGGTCTGTCTTGGGACGAGAAGACAATAATGTTGGGTTACCAAAGAATGTAATGTTCTTGCGCATGGTGCGCATCAAGTCATCATGCGTGCAGATGTGATTAGCAAGGGCATCAAACTCACCAGTACCTTCATTTGAAAACCCTTGAGTATTGTTAATGATCTCAACGCATGGAATAAAACCAAGGCTATTTTTTAACTGCTTGGTATTACCCGTAAGCGCATAAGTTGGCATGTCAAAATTTAATTCAGAATCTGAATGCGTCTCTTCGATTTCTTTTGCTTTAATTGCCAAGCGAATGTAACGTTTGGCTCCAGGACTATAGCTACTTTGATTGCCTGTAATATTTGTTGTATTAATTTGATCGCCAAAACCATTACCTTTACGCACCTTGTAGCTATAGATGATTACAACCTCATCCAGCTCGCCATCAACGTTGTAATAGGCACGATATTCATGCGCACGAAAGTAGTAAAGCCTATAGCTTTGTTTCGTGGGACGGATGTAAAAAAGACCTTTGCCATCACACAAAAAATACTCCCAGATCGAATCTAGGCGTGTATCCATTTTGTTGTACTTGAGCACACGGTCGATAAAGTCCTTGCGTTGTGCACCGAAGTTGTCTTGAGATGGAAAGAACTCAACTCCTTGGCGAATGCCAAAAAGTTTCATCTGAGCAATATGCGACGCAACAATGCCCGTATCGACAACAATATCGCTGTCCTTATCCAGGTAAGCGTTAATAATCTCTTGTAAACGGGCTTTAGCGTCGGCCATTATCTATTACCTTGTTGTTTAAATACTAGCAGGTTTTAAAAAGGACGCTGTTGCATAGGGTAAGTTACAAACTGATTGGGACCTACTTGCATCTGGTCAGCCCCACGCATACGCATACGCTGTTCCTTTTAACGATCAATCCACTTATTCTACTCTTCTATAACTTCGTAACCAGCTGCGTCATTCACCTTGGAAATAACGATGCCAGTACCACGTACATCCCAATTCAAAACATCGCCTTCTTCCCAGCCAAGCTCTTCGGTTACTTCATCAGGAAAAACAATGTACTGATATCCGTTCTCGTCCTCTTGGACTTCTAAGATGTAACTCATTTCGCGTCGAGAAGCTTTTCGACCAGTTTATCAAGCTTAGCGTTGATCTGCGTAAAGTTTTCATGCATCTGTTGAATTTCTCTTAAGAAATCAACCTTGAGCACGTATTCAAGCGGCAAACGTTTCAGGTCGTCTTCCAAAACATCAATCCTTCTTTTCTGGGATCCAATGTAATCAAAAGCCCTTATAATGCGATCATTTTGTTGGGCCATAATTTTGTTGGCTACCCAGCCACCACCTGTCACAGCGGATACAACAGCTGTTACAGCAATGGCAATATATTCCGGACCCACGACCTGAATTGGCTTTTTTCTAATTCTAAAGGCTAGTAATCAACCTGTAGTTTTCCTTTGCGCATCAAACCGTTAATGACCCAAACCAAGCTATCGACGCAATCGTCGTGACTGCTAATACCAAAGTTCGTCAGCTCTTCGAACATTGCCGTGAAGTTACGGAATCGATTGAAAATTATCTTACGATCTTCAAAAAGACCCATGCAACCACGGAAACGCGCAAGTTTATCGGCGCGGAATCCTTTGACTGCGTGCCAATTTAAGTTATAAAGATTTTCATTGTTTAAACAAACACGCTTGAAGTCTGATTCAAGAGAAGCCTGGTATTGCACAGCTTCTGAATAAATATCGCATGTGGAGTAGGTCGGATAGTAATTTCCGTTTTCGTCACGTCCCACGATAGACCAATCATTAAGAAGTTCTTTAAGGGCATCCAGCTTTTCAAGGTTGCCCATGACACGCAACCGGCGGTAATCAATCACGTGAATCTGATCGCCAATTCGACCGGCAAGCGTCATTACCGTGTAATCATTCTTTTCTTTTGTACCAGCAGATAGGTCGACTCCCACAGCAATCGTATCGAACTCAGTGGCGATCTCGGCTTTTATAATAAGCTCTGGTGCCAAGGACAGTTCATTCTGTCTGATCACCTGATTCATGTACTGGAACGAGAAGGCAATAGGTGCTTGCCTCTTCTTTTCTTTCAGGTAATCCAGTGACCACATCTCAGGCCAATACGAGACTTCGTCCCCTGTTTTAGGGTCGTTCAAGATGGCGGACAACACAATTTGAATCCAGTTGTTTTGTGGGTTGAATGTTGTGGAGTGAATATCGTCATGTCTGAAGCGCGTACCAAGACAGATGGCACGTCCACCCTCAAACATTGTTGGTGCAATCACCGCATTCCAGTTCTCCTGCATCTGTTTACGGATGTCAGGGTTAGAAATATCTGCAGCTGACTTGATCGCGTCATCAATTATGCAATTCAAAACATTTAAACCATTAGCGATAAAGTTGTGGTCTAAATGCTCTACTTCTAGGTCATAGACGAACTCCTCTCTTTCGCTAAGAAACTCAACTCTGGAAACGGGCTCGGGCGACCAGCCTTGTCCGTTACCTGATGATGCGCCACATGACACTGGCGACATAATGTAATCAAATTTTGCGGGATATTGTTTGTCTTTTTGTGGTCGATATGATGTACGCAAAGATTTGTCCTGGACGTTCCGTTGCTTAATAACAACTTCCGCTCCTTTGTATTGCATCCAACGCAAGTAAAATTGTCCCTTTCCAAAATCAACGGTCTCATTTCCTGAAAATCGTTGGAACTGCAGCCGTGTTGGTAATTGCTGTTCCCAGTCTTTTTCATTCGCCGTGAATGAAGGTGATTCGCACACTCCCGCGAGCAACAAGTTGTTTTGTGACTGACTGGTCGAAATAATGCTTGACAAACTGGACAAGATTTTTCCTGAAGCTTTCGTGATGCTGCTCCAGTACACTGATGGCTGCAACAAATCACTAATGGATTTTTTGAAAGACGTTGGGATAAGCGATTTGAGGTTACGCAAAACTGTTGGCCACACTGCGGACAAGTTGGCCTTACCTGAAAAGCCTGTGTTGTACGAAAACAAGCCTCGCAGATACGTTGTGTTTTTTTCTTTGGCCCCCCGCAGGAAAGACAGTTCTTTATCTTGTCTCCTGTTGGATGCTCTGACAAGGACATCCCCTGCACTAAGATCTCCCGCCCTCTTTTGTTTTCCGTCTTGCGTAACGAAAGGGTGCTCGGGAGTTGCTGAAATACGATTTCCAGAGGCTGTTGTAATGTCAACAATGCCTTTGGTAAAACGCCTTGTAACTGCCCCCACGTTGCTCCAATCAATTTGATTTGTTTCTGAGTTTCTAACAGCAATTTGGTATTGGTCTGGATCTTCATAAATAGCTTTAATTGGCACTTGACCAACGTTGGTCGTAACTAGTGTATCACCTGTCAAGCACAAGTGCGAGCGCTTAGAAGTCACGGAGCCCTTGAGGCCAGCAGCGCAGAGTGTGAATTGTTCTTCACCAGTGGTGTCAATACCTGCAAACCTGTGATCAATAGACCAATACTCATTGCTGGTAACGTTCTTGAGTAGCCGTACCTTTGGAAAAACTTCTTGGTAGCGCTTGCTTTCAATGATTCGTTTAATCGTTGCAGACTTAGATCGAGCAATATCGACTGTGTAGGAAAGATAAAGAATTTGTAGCGGCATTTTTGCCATGGTGTGAACACCAATAGCCCATGCCGTAAACAACCCAAGGACGGTACTTTTGGCGGAGCCCCTCGGCGCCAAGAGATCAACATTTGGACCGGCAATCTTTATCAAACAATTACTATCATTGCCGGTAACAAACTGTCTATGCCATTCTTTGTGGTGAGCGGCTGGTGGTTTATCTGCTACATACTCACAAAAGAACCCAAAATCTTCCCGTGCTTTCTCCAGGGATTCAAGATTTCGTGGAACTCGAATTTGTTGCCTGCGTGCAGCAGCCTGTGCGTTACGTCGGTAAGCAAGGTGTTGATAAGCAGGCATCTTATGCAGTAATCAGCGTATTACTGAATACTACCTTATTTTCCCTCGTTGTTGCCTTTCTTCTTCTGTTCCTTGTACTTGCGAGCTTTCTCCAAAGCGGCCTTCCTCTTCTCGTTGTCCGACATCTCGCTGCCGTCCTTGTTCTTGGCCTCTTTCTTCTTGAAGTGCTCCAGTAGTTCTGGAGGCATCTTGTTCTTGCTCATTGGCTTTCTTTTCCATTAAGGCATTCATCACTTCTTGCCCTTGAGAAACCTTTTGGGCAATTGGTGTTGGACGACGCACACCAGCATGCTGCTCGCGATTCTTCTGTAGTTTACGTACTACATCAGCCATGCGGCCAGCAATATTTTCACCAAAAACTGGTGGCTGCGGCGATGGTTTTTCCATGAAACAAGTCTAAATTAATTATTCTTCAAGTTGCATGTGAGACCATACACTCATCGAAGCCTCTTCCAGGGGCATTTCAATAGGATCATCCTTAAAGATAGTAAGGAGTTCACGAATAGCGCGATCCGCACCCGCCATTAACAGGCCCTTGCGATCTTTATTAGAAGTAAACAGCTCTACTTGTGCAATAGTCCCACGTAATTCTTTTTGCATACCAGCGATACGCGCAACTCCTGCATCACGCTTGACAATGCCGTTATCTACGTCTTCACGGAGTTTACGGATATCCTCCTGCATCTCATCGATTTCGTACAAAAGTACTTTCCTGTGATCAGGTTTTGGATAGTACTTTTGTAGCCAGTAATCACATCCAGCGATACCTCCGTTATATCCAAGAAAACGTGCATATAAATAGCATTCAATCACCGAAAAAGTTTCGGCGCAAAAAGCTCTGAACGCATTCTCGGTAGGTGAGTCAAGATTATCGACCCATTGGTCGAATACCTCAATATCGATATGCTCTTTGGGATTGCGCGTAATCTCGAGCTTCGTCTTCTTGACCGAACTGCTGGGCTTGTGCTGCAGACTTACGCTGTTCTTCACCGGTCTTTCCGATTGAGGCACGTTCTTGCTCACCTGCTTCCTTCATTTTTTCCTTGGACGAACCAACAGATACATCCTGGAAGATTTTAACAGCAGACGCTGCCTTACGTGCTTTGTCCTCATCAAACAAAAGATCGTAAGGATCAGGGTTTGCTGGGCTTTTACTTTCGTCCCAATAGGCTTCAAAGTCAGCCATTAACGCACTTCCTCTTTGTTATCTGCCTTAAAAACATCTTCTTCTTTTTGTCCAGAAGAAGATTGTTTATCCTGTTCTAATTTGTTTTTGGCGTAGCGGTAAGCAACGTCAGCAGCCTGGCGGTAACGATTAAGTTCAGAAACGGTATCTGTCTCTTTCATTACAACCAGGCTTTATATAGATCAGAAGTTACCCATCATGCTGGCAAGGCCTCCAGCAAAGGTGTCCCGTTGACGTGCACGGTTAGCTTGTGCAGCCTGACGCAATTTGGAACCTTCAAGACGGCTGATCAGGGTCTCAAAATCCTGAAGCTCGGCATCAGACATACCACCGCCGTACTTGCGGGTGGTGATCTCATCTGCCAATGCTTGGGCTTCTGCTTCACTCATGCCCTCGGACATGAGCTGTTCTTTAGTAGCACGGAATTTACTCTGGTCGCCAGCGCGTTTGCCGCTAGAGACGTTAGTAGTTGCAGCGAGATTGTAAGCCATGTTTAAAAGATTAAATCTAAAGTTATTTTAGTATGTTTTACCTAGAAATTAAACATACTGGTAATGCTGCGCATCATGTCAGCACCACGTTCAATTCTAGTAACGTTTTCCAATCCAGCGTTAACAATTTTTTGTAGATCAATTTTGCCTTTGGCTTCTGCTTGTACCACAGGAATGCGATTATCAATTTCATACTTAAGACGTTCTGTCTCGGCTGCTTGCCGAACATTTTCCATTGCTTTCTGTGCGTCCCAGCCGTAGTTAGAGATCTGAGAACGCGTTTGTAGTTCAGCGGCTGTTTGTGCAGCCTCGAACTCAGGAAGAGTGTAACTTGTCGTTGGTGCTGCGTACGCTTGCGCTTTAGGCCCAACTGCAACCCCTGCGCCTTGAACCCTATTGATCTCAGCTTGAATTTCGCGCATGCTGCGACCTGCAGCAAGGGCTCGATCAATATCAGCTTGGCCAATGCCAGGTGCTGATCCAGGTGTATCTAGCCAGGACATATTAAAACCTTTTTTTATAGTTTAATTTAGCCAAGCATTGCATTAACTAGATTCGTGACGTTACCTGGATTAAATTGAAAACGTCCTCTGTCTAGCGTGCCATCAGGCCGTGTTGATATAGGGCCATACGTGCGCTCCCAATCAAGATCAGCTTCGCTCCTAACGGCACCAGGATTTGCAGACAGTATACGAGTGTTCAATAAAGATTGAAAAGAGCTGGGATCTTTAGCCCCCATTGCCTTAGCATAGCGGGTCGTATCTGCCCACTCAGCATCTGTCATAGGACGGCTTAACAGATCCTGGAAAGAAACCTCAGCAATTGGTTTATATGCCTCATAATTAACATCAGCTGCACTGTATTTACCAATTAGTGCATCCGGACGAAAGTTTGTATACCCTCTATAACCCGATAAAAAACTAATAGCATCGCTAGGACTCTGCTCGAAGAGTTCTCTAGCTGTTTTTTTAATCCCTTTGCGCTCCTTACGAGAAAGGCGTGATACCTTTGCAGGGTAATCTTCAAAGATTGAAAGGCTTGTATGGTGGCCTTCGCCAGGAGATTTACCAAATGACATGTGTATTGCCTCTATCGTTCCAGTCTAAAACAACAAGTTTTTATGAAAGACGTGAAGCCATGGCCGTTAAGTACGGGTCAAACTTCCCGGACAGCATGAAATTTTGCCTGAAATCTTGCTGATTTTTTGCTTGGAATATAGGACTTTGCATGAAGCTATATCCCCCACGTAAAGCTTGCATTTGACTGCCCATATCACGATCTTGCATGGCCATATCTAAGCCAATGTTCCGAACGCCCCATTTATTAGCTTCGTTCTGAGCTTCGCGGGCAGACTGCTGCCCCATGGCGCCCCCAACAATTCCGGCAAGGCCTTGAATACCTGCCGATGCTGCCATCCAAGGTCCTAATGCCATTGATCCTGCTCCTGTTGCTGCTGAGGTAGTTGCGCTAGTACCAGCTCCTGACATGGCTGCTCCTCCGCCAAAAATATCTGGGAAGAATCGACCTATAGAGCTAGCGCTACTTGCCATGGTTATTTTTTCTTATTTTAACCGACAAAGCCGTAATAGTTACGGGATTGATAAGGGCGTTGCATCTGCCCGGCACCACGAGCAGCAATTTCAATCTGCTCAGGTGTATAACGTTGTCTTTGTGCAAAGGCATTGCTAATGGCAGCTGGAACATCCTTAAGGAACGAACCAATTACCGTATTACGAATACCCATCTCGTTTGCTTCTTGTGCTGCTTGGCGTTGATAAGCAAGAGCTTTGTCAAACATCGCTTCAGACCGACGAGCTGCTTCTGCATCACGAAGGCTTAACATGCCTCCCATGAGAGCAAAACCACGCATGTCTTCAGGCAGTTTACTAAGAGCGGGATTAGAAGCAAACCCGATTAAATCAGACATAAACCCACCTGCAATAGGCATAGTGGTACTAGTCTGACCCGAATCAAAACGCATACGATCCCATACAGGACCAGAGTTAAATGGACGACCTTGTGCAAATGAAGACATGACAATCAACCAAACCTAATTTGAGGAGCCTGCATCACAGAGCCGGCATAAGGATTGTTCGACAACGCAGTACGAACGGTAGCACCAGTCTCGGCTTGTGCGCCCTGGGCAAGAGCACCTGCCGTTGCTAACATGCCTTGCTGCAGATAACCTTGGTTTTGTGTGTTAAGTAAAGCTTGCTGTCGAACCAGGGCTGCGTTGTTGAGTTGGTTGATAATCGGAAGTTTACGTTGAAGATCCGAGTAAGATTGATCTGAAATAGCTTTCTGCAGGTCTATCGCGTTACTGGTGATTACTCCCATGTTATTGCGAAACCTTGTTGTGCCAAGATCGTCGATCTGACGCGCTCTGGCAAGTTGATTAGCAAAATCTTCTTTGCCAGTGGTAGGATCACCTGTTGCTTTGCGTTTTAAAGCTTCCATACCAGAAGCTGTGGCCCCTGGAAGAATAGCACCGAGACCCATAAGACCCAGGCTAAGTACGGTTCCAGGTAGACCACCCTTGCCAAGCATTGCCGCACCAGCGGCAGATAAGCCGGCAGGAGCAAGTGCTGCAACAGCGCCAAGAGGACGACCTTCCTGAAGCTCTTCTATGGAGGTGCCAAGGGCTGGAGTAGCTGCGAGAGCGGCTGTACCTAAGCGTGCATAACCACCTGCCTGAGGGTAACGCTTAAGGAAATCCTGCGCAGCTACTCTTCCCTCCCTGAGCTTTTGCTTTCCTTTACCAATTACTTCCTTTGCTTGTTCACGCATGCCAGGCCCTGGAGGGGTGGGAATACCTGAAAGAACAGGAGTTGCACCACGGGAAGGAAGCGATTCCGGGTCAATTAAACCTGCACGTGCGGCTGCATAAGGATCTTGATAATAAGCTCTTGGGTCTAATCCCGCCTGCATGGCGGCAAGTTCTTCCGGCGTCATTTATCAATAGTCTTTATTTACTTAAATTCTATCACTGCATGCCTTGTGTATATTCTGTTGTTGTTGGTAATTTTGGTCGGTTAGCAGATGCAATAGCCTGGTTCATTACATTACCAACCAATGCGCCAGCACCAGAACCAGCAAGACCAGCAATAGCAGAACGCGCAAATCTTCCTTTAGGTCCACCAGTCCTTGCTGCAACACCAACAGCAGCCACACCACCAACAGCCGATGTAACAGAAGGAATGGTCACTGGGAAACCAAGGAGCCGTGCTTCTGGTACTCCTTGAAGATTTTCAGGTGTGAATTTTGCAACACCAAGTAAACCACGGTCTTGGTAGTAACTCCTCATGAAATTACCATAACGTTGTGGTGTAAGATCTGGAATTTCTTGCTTAGCTGTTTCGTACTTCAGTGGGCGACCAGAGCGCCCAAGGAAAAAGCGCTCAAATAATTCCATGGTTGGTTGAGAACTTTCTCTTCGATCTTCAGAGCCTTCTTCCGCATAGGTTTGAGCAAAACCCTTGGGCCTAAATTGTTGAGAGATATTTGTAATGTCATAAACCCCAGTAAGAGCTCGTGATGCTCCCAAAACAGAAGTAAGTAAAAGACCTTTCTTGATAGGCCCCATTTCTTTGGCCGCTTGCTTACCAATTGCTTTCTCAGCAATAACATTTTTAATTGCTTCAGGATGGTTGTAGCGCCACCATAAAGTACGTGTACCATCATTAGTAATATCCGCGATCATGCGTGCGGTATATGCGCCTACAAATTCAGCAGGACTTTGACGAAGCGTAATGCCTTCTTTTGCAAGTCGTTTCTTGAAAGTAGGAGAACCAATCGATAGATTATATGCATTGGTTTCCGTCATCAGCTGTTCAGCTGTGCGGTAACCTTGCTGTGCTTTCTGGAATAAATTCATGGCTTACGCAATCCCGTATTGAGAAAGAACCGCTTGGTCCTGTGGTGTTAAGTATTGCTGCCAATTACCAGCAAGTTGCATTTGTCTTGGGACATCATCCAAGAACTCCATGCCTGCCATCTGAAATTGAGTGCCAGGTGCTACGGCTTGGATAGGAAGATCATTAATTTGAGCACGTTCGATCATTTGTGCCATAATCTGCTGTTCCTGCGAATAGTTTGTAGGAACAGGTCGTGGTTCAAGGATGGAAGAAAGTCCGTATCCGGTACCAATAGAAGCTGCAATATTGGCAGGCAACTCGAGCCTACTACCTTTTGTTGTCGTTTCTACTTTGTTTGTATCCAGATTTTTTATTCGTTTTTGTTGATATGACTTAGGGCGCAATGCACGTACTGCCGCAACAGATCCACCAGATGCAAGGGTATCTCCGACACCGTACGCAAGTGCAGTAACTGGATCGGAACCTGTTAATAAAGACATGGCCGTGGTAAGGCCACCACTCATCAATGAAGGTGCGGCAACCTGCTTAGCTGTATTCAATAAGCTTTGAAATAGTTTACCGCGAGCCATGATATCGTTTTTCTTTATTATACGTGGCTAGATTTAAGACTTTTGTGGCTCTTCGTTATTTTTCTTGAACGTCTTTTTTTTGTCTTCTGCTTTAGGTGTATCTTTTTCTTCTGACTTATTAGAAAGAAGCTGAGCAACAGACTTATCGCCTTCTGCTTCTTTCAATGCACGTTGCTCTGCAGCCGCCATCATATAACCCTTTGGATCTGGGTTGGAAACACGTGGCATTGGATTAGATGCACGTTTATCTGGGTTGACGGTTGGGCTAATGCGATAAGCTTCTACCCATACAGGAGAAAAGCCTGGTTGCTCCTCAGGACGCAATCGAGTGTTTGGCCTACCTTCTTCAAAGTTATAGCCCTCCTTGCGGGTAAAACGTCCGATATTGGCGAACACCTCATATTCTTCTGGGGTATCACCCACAAAGTTAAGAGTTGGGTTCAGTTGCAGTTTACGAGTTTGGATGCGGCGTAATAGGTCGGTCTCATCAAAACGACTTGGCATCCAAGGTGCTTTGCCACTGGAAGCCTTTGACATAAAAGAATCGTCAAAGTTAAGTTGACGTTTCTTGATGAATGGATCTTTTGTGTAATCAATATAACGATCTAGTGCCAGGCGGTGATCCTTTGCCATTACTTCTTCTCCTTACGTTTTTTCAATCCTACTAACGTCTTACGCAACCGTGCTTGTTTCACAGTCTTTTCGTCATAGTCATCAGGATTGGAAAGAACGTTTTCCTGCAGCTGGGCAGTAGTAATCCCCTTTCGCTTGGCTTTGGCAGTGAAGGCACCTTCCTTCATCTCCATGCCTTGAATCCACTTCTTGTCTTTTTTCTTTTTCTTTTCAGCCATGATTAACGATTCCTACGTTTACCAGCGCGACGACTTGCTTGTGCGCGTAACTTACCCATCATATTAGAAAGCATCTGATCATCTACAGAAAAAATTTCTTGGCTGCCAGGGGGCTCTACTTTCGCGCGTGCTGCTTGTTTTGCTGTTAATTCAGCATCAATATCTATTTGTGACGGTCCTTGAATGGCTCTCTCGATGTCAGAGCCAATACTTTCACCAAAATCGTATTCCGCAATAGTTTGAGCAACTTCCTCTGCAGGGGATGGTTGGTCCATTGCGGCCAATGCACGCCGCCCTTGTGTCATTAGTTTTCCAGTAGCAAGCTCTTGTCCTTTACCACGGGAGAAGCGAGATGCTTGTTGAATAACTGCGTTGATATCAGCACCCTCTTGTTGAGCAATAGATGAAGCAAACTGCATGAAATCAGATTGTTTCATTGGCTGCCCTGAACGTTGGCGATAATCAACTAAAGCGGCGGCAAGGCGCCTGCCGCCAAGTTCACCTGGATCGACTTTTTTGGTAATGGTTTTATAGGTAGCTTTTTCGCCTAAATACTCCATTGCATTTTTTTCTGGATTCCATTCATACACTGGCTCAAATTCAGCGCCAACCAAAGGTACGGACGTTTGCCGACTTGGTAATGTACGCGTCGGCTTCTCAGAAACAGTGGCACCTAGCCCATAGCGCTCACCAAGGCCCTCTACTTGTCCTGGGGCACGTACAAGCTGACGTGTTGGCTCCGAAATTTGTGTCAATGTATTGGCTACAGTAAGTGCTTTATTTAAATAAGGATTAGAACGTGATCCACCAAGGAAAGGGCCGGCTTTTTGTTTGCGAAGATCTAGGGCAAGATCAATATCTGCTAGTCGATTACCAGTAATGTTTTGATATGCATTTTGAACAGCCGTTAAATATTCGTAATCATTTTTCTTACCCTTGTCAAGGGTTGCTTCAAACATGCCAGAGTGCTCTGGGCCTAAAACCCAATTTGTTGTTTCTTGTCCCTCAATAATTTCCGGAACAGAATATCTTGTCTGCCTTAAATATTTAGCACCATCTTCTGTATAAGCCTCTTGGATCAAACCTTTTTGAAGGAGAGAATCTTGAATTTGTGAGGCAAAAGTTGCTTCGTCTGTCGCTGAAAGTTTTTGATAAGGATCAATCCATGTTTTGCGTTGACGGCCAGATGTATCTCTGCCTGTAAGGGCTACCTCCATTGCGCCGCGATAAGTTTCGGGCGTTTCAGTTTGCGCCCGCATTTTGCTAAGTTGTTTTTCATTGAATTGGCTATGTACGTTATTTACAAACGCAGCAGCTTCTTCTGGTGAGTTCCATTTTTGTCCAGTAATTGGATGTTCGTAAAAAATATTGCCATACTCTTGGTTAAGACGAACAGATAAACGACTGTCTCCTGTTAGCGCAATTGGTTTGACTTTTGCAAACACATTGCCGTTACTGGACATACCTACAAATTTATTTTCAATTAACTCGCTAGCCGACATTACTGGCAATGAAAAATCTTGGCCTGCCGTATAGCCAGCTCCAGGGCTGCCTCCAAATTCTTTTACGCCTCCAATGGCATAACCAGTACCCTGTTGTTTATAGCGCAGTTCTTTTTCACCCGTAACTCCAGGGGATGCAACAAAAGGCCCGAGTTTTTCTCGTGGCACAAAGGCTACGGCCTGGCCAATCTCCTCGCCAATACCAGTGCCTGTTGCGGCGTCAGATGTGCCGCTGGTACCAATAGCCGACTTGGGTATTAAATTTCCATTTGTATCTAGATAAAGAGGCTCGAGATCACTAACATCAAACTGAGAAGAAGCACGTTTTTTAATAGAAATTTCAGGCTCGCCGCCTTCGCCTTTCTGTACGCTAATAACATCAGTACGAGAAGCAGGACGTGCTGACCAACTAAATCCGCGCGATTGGATGGCTTGTATGTCACCAGGGAACTCGCCTGCAAGATAATTTTTTATAGATCCTTGATAATCTTGAGATAAAAGATTTTCTCTTACATAACGCGTTGCGTTAAACACTGCATTTGAATCATTAAAAGAAAGAATATTGCCGCGATTGTCTTTTATTGCACTACTTATTAATTGTCGTGCAATTGGTTGTGGAATAACGTTTTCATCTCCAAGGTGCATGGAAATGATATCGGGCCGAAGCATGCCGCGGTTGTCAAATAGTTTTTCGTTCCAGTCACGACTGATTGGTGCAACAGAATTTTGTTGCTTTCGCTCCATGGCTTTATTCAAAGCTTCGGTAGAAGAGCTCCCCGCAGTTTGAATTTGACTTGTGCCAAGGTCGTAATCTTCTTGTTGCTCACCAGAAAGAAGTGCATCTTTTACGGAATTGGCAAGTTGTTGTGCTTGTTGTGCACGAATTTGACGGCGTTCATTGAGTTTAGAAACGTAAGAAGGAGATTCTGGATTTCTTTCTTCTTGACGTGCCAAGGCTTCGCGAGTTGTACGATCTGCAAGAGAGCCTGGACGATACGGCGTCACTGGACGACCAATACTGCGAAGCTCTTCTTGTTGACGTAAATCTTGCAAGAAAGAAGTCAAATCTGCTTTAACAACACCGCGGGGACGTTCTTTACGCGCTTCTTGAATAATTTGTTCGCTTTGGACAACCCGTGAAGGGGGAACGGCAATTTCTCGTAGAAGTGATTCGTTTTCTTCGGCGTATTTTGCTTGCGCAGCGGGAGTTGCATTAATAGGGGTCTCTTTCCTTGTTCCACGACCAGCCAATGCACGGTAACCTGCGTAACCCGCGCCAGCACCAGCAAGACCAAGGGCGCCTAGTCCCAAAATCTGGAGGAGATTTGACTCTTCTTGTGGTGCACGGAGCTGATTACGGCGAAATTCAAGTACTTCTGGGGCTAAAGCTGCCCTTTCCTCCGGATCTTCTGGTACCGGCACCCCGGTTGCACGGCTATAAGCGTAAAAATCGGCGGGTGCTAGTGCCATGGGTGTTTTATTTGCTGATGTATTCTTGTTATTTGTATTTTAAGGGATAAAAACGCACACACATGGGCTAAAGTAGTAACAGATAAGTTGAATGACCCGAGAAACAAGGGTATTATTGGGAAATGAACCCTAAAAACCGTGCAGAACGCGTTGTTGCGTTAGATGCAATTACCGAAGAAGCGGAAAAGTTAGCGGCAAAAGGTGCTGACCCCCTTACCGTCAAGAGTTTTACGGTTGGCGCCAGGAAAGAACTAGCCAATCAACGACCTGATACGGAACAATACTTTGATGCAGCCGTTGCCGCAAAAAAAGCAAAGAACAGTTTTTAATTTTAGGTAACACAAAAGTAAATCTAGGTATAGCCGGGGATAAAACCCCGGCATTTTTGTCTATAAATTAGGGTAAAACCTTAAATAGCACGACACTTTTTAAGGTTTAGTACACTGTGATACAAAAAAGGTCCCTATAGAGGTCAAAAAAGGAGAAAAAATTATCTGAGGCTTCTCCAACACCCCACGCGTAGTGAATTGCGTATAGAAAAAAAGAAGGGGTGTGATGGGTAGATAAGTATAACGGGGGCTGCGCATCCGTGTAACGCAGATTGTCCACAGTTTCCAGAGGAGTTTAGTTCAATGGCAACAGTTATCAGCACGATTTCAGCCGAAGAGCTTGACTATCGTTGCGAGTGTGCAGTTGCTTCGCTTGCTGAAGGCAAGCGTGTGACGTTAGCGCCAGGTTTCTTCAGGGCCGCCGGCATTACGCCGAAGGAACTGATGGAAACATTGCTTAAGTTCCTGTACATCCACGAGCTTGAAGTAGCTCAGGCCGAGATGTACATGGACAGCTATTATCGTGGCGACGATTGCATAAACATCCGCCAATGGCGAGTGTTTATCACACGTAAGCCACAGGATCTTAGCTTCGTTGTCAAGGCAACCTGCATCGATTGACGGTTAACTTTTCCCCTGGTGAGAGCCAGGGGTTTACTTAGCCCTCAACACCTGCTTCGTTTGATACGAATTCGTATCGCGCCCGCGGAATTTTTGCTTCGCGCGGCTGGGGTTTGGCTAGAACGGTTTGCGGCAAAGACCTACCGTTTTCCACAGTTTTTCCACAAGCCTGTGGAAAACTTTCGTCAAGCTGGACGTTAAACGTAGCAGACAACTCAGGTGGTAGGTCACCAGCTGTTCTTGGCATCCACACTTCAGTGGTGTAAGCCCAAGCTACTGGAGAACACCGTGACCAACACCACCATCGCCACCGTTCGTCGCATCGATTGCGTTGACATCACTGAGATGTCGCAAGATCAGATCTTCGAAATGTGTGGCGTACCAACCCGGCAGGAAGCTGGCGATAACGTCATGCTCCAGGTCCTTGACCTGCTTGAGTATGGCCGCAGCCAAGTACTTACTGCCGAACATCTCCAGGTCATTAAGTCCTACGTGGACGAGATGCTGGAGAACAACTGATCCGTTAAAGCGGGTTGGGAGGTGCAAACCCTCCCACAGTTATTGCCACAATCCCGTGGCATCTACCCAACACGACATGTACTACTCCGTACAGATCAAACGAAATCCCTTTGAAGGCCATGACTACACACTCGAGGAGGCTTACTTCCAAGGATGTGACAGGCATTACATGACCAAGGAGGAAGCTGAGGAATACTTGGCTTCCTTTGAAGATTGGGAGCAAGAGATGCTTTGCATCGACGAGTTTCCCTTCTGATAGCTGGTGCGCAGCCGGGTTCGATTCCCGGCATCAGACTTGCCTAGTACGCAGAGATGGGCACTGCACACACGGAGAACACCCGTGATCAAACCCGAGCACACCTTCGCAGCAGTCATCGTCTGGGCTTTTGGCCTCGGCGTTATTGCTGGTCCGGTCGCAGGGTACTTCATTGATCGAGCAACTGCTCATCAGTGCAGGACCCATGACTGGCCGAAGGAAGCCGACCAGATCCACCGTGATTGGTGCATCGGTAACGGTTACGACATCTGAGTCCGTTAAAGCGGCATTGGCAGGTGCAAACCCTGCCTTCAGAATTGCCAACCACTGAGGTTGGCTTACACTACACCATGCGACCCCTGATCTACCAACCTGCACAGGAGCGGAAATACCGCGTTTGTTGGTATGGGAACAAGAACCAACTTCACTTTGAGAAGTGGTGTCGTATTGCGACGCCTACTTTCGACGGACACTATGACTGGATTGACATTGATGTAAGAAACATCACTGGCGGTTTACCTACCAGCGTCAAGCGTCTCTATGAAGAGATGGAAGACTATTACAACTATGGGATTGTAATGGAACAAGAGCGTATGTACTCTATGCTCTGATCTCTGCTCTAAGACATTCCAGGTGGTACGTATGTACTGCCTGGTTTTCTTATTGCAGGTATCACCTGCATCCCCTAACTCAACTCAAACATGGCTAAGCTCAACATCCGCAAGAATATTGCTTCTGCGCTTATGTCTGCCGCTACAACCATAGATAATGCCAAGGTGCCTACTAAGGCTGACATTGGTGAGAAGCTGAACGAGTACCGCATCCGTGCGGCGGCGCTCATCATGCCTAACGACATGGCATTCGTTATCCAGCCCAAGCAAGGTAACTGATTATGCGTCGTAACGAATTTGTTGATGCCTGTGTTGCTATTTTCATTGGCGCTCATATTGGCTTACTCCTATCTGTTGGAGCACAGAAGTTACTCAACAACTACTACAAAGCAATGTGCAACGAAAGACCAGGACACAACCTTGTCTACGCCCACGGATTCTTAGGCGACACTTACTATTGCGTCAATAGTAAGTACATGAACTGATCCTTGCACTTTCCCATCACATCAATGTATGTTGATGGGTTTCTGCAGGGTTCTCCTGCACCAACTCAACTCAACCCAAGCTAGTTCCATGAACTACCAAGCTGTTGAACATCTCCTCACCCAGGATGCTCGTCTCCTGGCACGTCGAGATTCTCCTGTCATTGACCAAGAGATAGAGTCCGCCCGCCAAGCGGCACTTGATCTTTTCTTTCAATGGCAAGACGGTATGAAGGAATTTAAAGACCTCATGCCATTCGTTGCTATACTCCAACGCAAGGTGGATCTCAATAGGGATCTGCTGCGTTGGGAACGTAGGCACGAAGACCAGATCTGATTCCTGATCGGAGGGGCTTCGGCCCTTCCCACCAGGATTCAACTCCTGGACACTAAACCCATTGCTACTACGACATGGCAATTTCAATTGATTACCACGACATCACAGCAGCTTGTGAGAAGTTCAAGCTTGAACCCACAGATTATTACCTTGAATTTACCGATCAAGTTGTTTATATGTACTGGGTTGCATGCCCAGCCGACATATATGACTACATGAAAGGTGATATGACGTGCCTTGATTATCAACGTAAAGGCAAGTGGCTCAGTTTTGAAGAATGCTCTGATCAATATGAAGAGCGTCCATTCACAAACATGCGTTATATCTTGGAGACTGCCTGAGATGAAAACTATTTATCGCATGAGCAAGGGCTACGTGCACATGGATTCTTACCCTGAGTCTCATGAGACACGCCGTTGGTCTTATGCCATTGCCCTCCTCGCACTCCTCCTCGCCGCAATCACCGGCGGGGCATTGGTTGGTGTTGACATCACCAGGCCACAGCCTGAGGTGTCGCATCACATCACGGCTGACTGATCACTGATCTGACCGGGCATCACACGGTCACGTGTGTGTAAGTCCCAAGTTCAGACCTTCATCCTTTCAATAATTTGACCGGGCATCACACGGTCACGTGTGTGTAAGTCCCAGGTCAACCATTCATTTACCTTTTGATCCATCATGAATCCTGAAGTTAAAGCAAAGTGGCTTGCTGCACTTCGCTCTGAGAAGTATGCACAAACCACAGAAGTACTTCGCGATTGCCAAGGTTACTGTTGCCTTGGTGTATTAACTGATTTGTATCTCCAAGAGAAAGGCGAAGAGTGGAAGGAAGATGTAATAGAAGGTGATACCTTTTATCATTTTGATTACGATGCAGACAATATCAGTGCGCCTGTTATTAAATGGTCTGGATTAGATTCATGTGATCCTGATGTTGTATATGAAGAAGATTTAACGACTCTTACTTGTCTTAACGATGAACGACGTCTTAATTTCAAGGAAATTGCAAAGATCATAGAAGAGCAGCTTTAATTAATGCTGGGCATCACACGGTCACGTGTGTGTAAGTCCCGGGTCTAACCCTCATCCTTTTAACAACATGACAACTCAACTCAAAGAACACATCCAAGTTCTGGAAGCTCGCATCCAGTGCCTGATCGATGCAATGCTCAAGAAGTACTACAGACAGTACCCAGAAGGTGGCATTGAATTTGAAATCGTGAAAGGCACGAAATACTACAAGCTCATCGAGCGTAGTACCAGGGCATCAGGCATGGGTGGTACATCCGTACATGCATTCATTTGTCGTCAGACTGGATCTGTGTACAAGCCGGCAAGCTGGAAGTCTCCTGCAAAGATTGTCCGTTACAATCTCATGGATGATGTATCGTATGCCGACTGTCTCCAGCGAGCAGACTGGGCTGGTCAATATTTATATCTGAAATGAAAGAGTTTTCTCAGTACCTGAAGCGAATGGACAAGCTTCGTAATGCATTTGGAAACAAGTGTGTTAAATGCGGAGCAACAGACAGCTTACATTTTGATCATATAGATCCTGCAACTAAAGTTGCGGCGATCGGTGAGCTTGCTACTAGCAACGGATTTAAACGTTGCTACGAAGAAGCATTGAAGTGTCAGTTACTTTGTAAATCTTGTCATATTCAAAAGTCAATTGATAGTGGTGATTTTGTTTCTAATTCTAAATATCATGTTCTTACATGGAAAGATGGTAGAACAGAAACTATTTATTCACTTGATACTTGGTGCAAAGAGAATGGTTATCACGCTGGCCACTTACGTGCAGTACGAAGGGGCCAGCGCAAATCCCATAAAGGAATCATTAGAGTTGAAACACTCTACATCCGCTGACATCTGGGCATCCACTACTTATTGAGACTGATTCTCAATATCAATAGTGGTGTAAGTCCCAGGTCTCTGTCCATTTACTCAACTCAACTTATGTACAGCAATTACGAAGCAGACTACATGGATGCAATGGCTGATCGCCTTGCTGACATCGACGATGCCATCCGTGAATCCAATCAGAATGATTGGTCATCCTTGGAAACTAATGGGAAATCCGTTAGTTTCTCTACGCCTAAGACACTTGATGATGAATGGGGTGGCATTGAAGAAATCTCTGTAGAGGAGCGGCATGCCTGTGATCTCTACAACGAACGTAACGTTTACCCTTACTACAACTGAACCATGCCTACCAAGAAGACCAATCCATGGCAGCAAGCATGGGATGACGGTGATATCATCATCATCCTTCTTGCTGTCGTCTCACTGATCATCACTGAACTTGCATCATGTCTTATCTCTCCTACCTCCAAGAAACCTACCCTCGCAGCTGGAAAGTCCGGCGTGCACTCAACAGTTACAACATCCACAAGGAGTGGGAAGGCGAAGAGCCAACCACGGTCACGGTCCACGAAACCTATCAGTGTTACGGAGGACCCGAAGAAGGTGGCTGGTGGTACACCAAAGGCTGGCCAGTCCAAACGATCTGCATCTTCAACAAGAGGCAAGCAGTCAAAGCCTACATCCAGTAC